CTAAAATAATTTATCTAATTTTTCTGCGACTTCATTATCTTTATTAGGATATAGATGCGAATATATATTTAATGTAGTTTCTACATTCTCATGCCCTAGTCTTTGGGAAATCAACAATGGTGTAAAACCTAACTCTATTAATAGACTAGCGTGGGAGTGTCTTAAATCGTGCAAACGGATTCTCTTAATGCTACTCTTTTTAATAACCCTATTAAGCATTGCGTTTATATTTTGTTTAGCCATAGTAAAAATTCTTTCATCTTCTTTTATACTGTACATTTTATTTTTGTAATCTTCTATTTGTTCGCACAGCGCATTTGGGATAGTTACATCTCTTTTACTTTTTGGGGTCTTAGGTGGATTTATTATATCTTTTTTATTTATCCTTACATATGTTTTATTTATTTTTATTATTTTATTTTCTAAATCTATATCTTTATATGTGAGAGCTAAAAGTTCTCCCGATCTTATTCCAGACCAAAACAGTGTATTAAATAACAATTTATAAACAGGCTTTTTTACATATTGCATAAATGTTTTAAATTCTTTTACTGTCCAAAATTGTATTTCTTTTTTATTGTTAATTCTCCCCATACTACCAGCTTTTGAAATTGGGTTACTATTTAAGTTATAATATTTAATAGAAAAATTAAATATAGCATTTAATTGTTTGTTTATAGTTCTTAAATATCCAGGCGCATAATTATTCTGCATCATAACATTTTGCCATTTTCTAATATCATTAGGGGTAATTTCATTTAAATTTAAATCTTTAAAATATGGTTTTATTTTTAAAGTGAAGATAGATTCTTTCTGCCTATATGTAGTAAATCTTATTTTGTTTTTAACATCATCCAGATATATATCTATTAAATTACCAAAGTTAATATCTACATTATTGCTTTGTTTATTTAAAAACTCTCTTTCATAATCCTTGGCATCTTTTTGCCTTTTAAATCCTTCTTTCTTTTTTCTTTTTCTTTTGCCTGTCCAATCTGTATAATAGAAGGAACAATAATATGTTCCTCTTTCTTCATTTTTATAAACAGCCATTTTTCCTATTCCTTTCTTCTTTCAACAATATTTCTAAAAGTTTAACAGGGGTAACTTGTAAAGCACGAGATAATTTTTTTAATTTTCCTATTGTCATAAATTCTATTTCTCCATTTTCTAATCTACTTATATAAGATTGCTCTACCCCAATTCTTTCTCCTAGGATCTCTTGCGTGTATCCTAGTTTCGTCCTTAGTTTCCTCAATTCGACATCACCCATTATAATTGTATAATATTCTACAAAAAAGTAACGTGGAAAATGTCGGAAATATATCTACCAGTTATATTTTTTGTGTTAATATTATGACACAGAGGGGGGAATCATATGAATAAAACTAAAGGAGAAAACATTGAAGAAACTATACTAAAATTATTAGATTTACAAAGTACTCTATTCTGTTTCTAACATTTGCAATTTTAATTTTATTTCTAACTCTAAGGAAGTCCATATAAGTTGTTTAACTTCATCACTTATTGGGACTTCTTTTATTTGCCCTTTTTTTATTAAACTATCTATGACCATATTTGTGGTTTCTAATGTAGATAATTTTTTTACTTTATCATTTCCTATTAATTCACTTATTGGTCTCCCAAAATATTTAGTTAATTTTTTAGAAGTTTCTATAGAAGGAATCCTCCCACGTTCCAGATGGGATAAAGTACTACGTGTTATACCTATTAACTTTGCATATTCTTCTTGCGTCATTTCTTTATTTTTTCTATCTTCTTTCAATATGTTACCTAAATTCATTTTTATTGCTCCTTTGCACTTATTTCTTTTTACATGATAGCACATTGAAGAACATTTTACAAAGTTAAATATTGAGCATTTATTAGAAATATATTGGAAATGCTAGTATATGCTATGTAATTTGCTTAAATCCTTTTATATAAGATTTAGAATATTTGCCCGAATATGTTCGCGAATGTATAATTAAATTGTAATCAGAAATAACACAAACGAACTAAAATGTTCTTTGAAAATTAAATATTGCTTTACAAAAGAAGGGTGGAGAAGTTAAGCATTCAGCGAACCAAGCCCAATGTTCTAATGTAGCCACGAGAGTGACAGTCCTAAGCCTGTAATACAGAAGGGAACATAATTAATTTTAAGGGGGATGTAGAAATGGAAGAAATGATAAATAAGCTGTTACAAATTCAAAGGGGGATTCAGAAAAATGACAGTGAGTAAGGTTTTAAAGTACGAAAGGCTAAAAAGAGGGATGACACAATTAGAATTTTCAAAACTTCTCGGAGTAGACAGAGCATCAATTGCTCATTATGAAAATGGTCGCATACCTTCACCATCAAGATTAAAAGAATTCAGTGACAAGTTAAGCGCGGACTTAGCTAAAGCATTAATAGAACAGGAACAATAAGGGGGATTTAATATGAAAAAAGTAAATTTAACTATAGAAAATGGAACACCAATAGTAAAAGAAATAAAGCCAATAGAAATTAAAGGACAAAGGGTTTTAATAACAAAACAATTAGCTGAGATTTACCAAACAACAGAAGGGAATATTTCAAATAATTTTAATAACAATATAGAACGTTTCATAAAAAATAAACATTATTATTTACTGGAAGGTGAGGAATTAAGAAGGTTTAAACGCAATTCATATGAAATAGGAATTGCACCAAATGTAAACAAGCTATACTTATGGACAGAAAGAGGAGCGAATCGACATTGCAAAATATTAGATACGAACAAAGCATGGGAACAATTTGACCATTTAGAAGATACTTATTTCAATGTAAAAGATAATATACAAATGCCAAGGCTTAGCACAGAGTTAAGAGCTATATTAATGCTAGATAATAAAACAATTGAGATAGAAGAAAAGGTAACTAACTTAGAAAATAATATCCCACTTTTTAATGTGGAATGTAAAGAACTCCAAGCATTAGTAAGAAAAGTAGGTATTAAAACACTAGGAGGTTATAAGACACCAGCCTACAATGATAGATCATTACGTACAAAAGTATATACGGACATCCAACACCAGTTAAAGAGGGAATTCGGTGTAACTAGGTATGAAGCAATAAAAAGAAAACAATTAGAAAAAGCCAAAGAGATATTAGTAAACTACACAACCCCAGTTTATTTAAAAGAAGAAATATCTAATACAAACAATCAAGAAGAATGGGGATGTATATAAATGCTTGATATTAAATTAATAAAACCTAAAAATATCAAAACAAGCGATAAATATTCAAGTAATATATATAAATTTATTAAAAAAAATAAATTCTATCATGTATATTTCAATAAAAAAAGTTGCTGGGATGGTAAAGAGCTTAAATTAAATTGGAATGAAATATTACCAAGTCAAATTTATATAGGAAGTAACATGACAGATGAAACCTATGAAGACATTAATATAGGTTGTATCATAGGAAAAAGTCTAGCAAGCATTATATCTGGTAATAAATTATATCAATGTGGAGCTTATTGTGGATTTGGAGGATTTTATCCTAAAAGGGATTTTATAGACATAACAGAAGAATTTTGGAAAAGATATATAAAAATTGGTAGATGTTTATTTTTAGATCATGATGCATGGTGCATAGGACAAGATAAAAGATTTACTTATGTTAATAACACTAGAAAATGTAATTGGTGTGGCAAATGGCAAAAGAAACAAATCGAAAAAGAAACTGAAATTAAAAGAGTAGTTAAGTGGAGGGATTAAAATGTTTTATACAGTTAATGAAATAGCAGAGATGCTACAAATAAGTAAATCTAAAGCTTATAAGATAACAGCCAGCCTTAATAAGGAATTAAAGGAAATGGGATATATAACCATAGCTGGTAGAGTCCCTAAAAAATTCTTTAAAGAAAAATATTATATGTAGGAGGGTAAGTAAATGACACCTTATGAAAGCCTTATAAGGCAAATAGAAGAAAGCTTTAACTACAGTAATGCAGACGCGGAGGAGTACGCTAAAAAGCTAAAAAACTTGTCCTTAGTAGCATTAGAAGAAATAGAAAGGGAATTTAAAAATGCTTAGAATAGGTGAGGTTATATTAGCCATATACAGCTTAATAATACTTTTAGCTTTTATAGGTGTAGATATTAAGCAACTAAAAAAGATTAAGGACACTGGATGGCTTACAGTAATATTTATACCCATAATAATATTCCTATTAAACATTATTTGGAGGTGGTAAAGATGGACAAAAACTGGTGTACGTTATTAATAGCGATATTGAGAGAAAAACCATGCACCAGAGAACAGGCGGCAGAACTTTATGACAAGGGGACATTATTTAGAAATAAAAGACCTAAAGAGGATATAGAAGAAATGATTAGACTAAGAAAACAAGGTCTTAAATTTAAAGAAATAGCAGAAATATTTTGTTTGGATCCAAGCACAGTATGTACTTTGGTAAATAAAAAAAAGCTTCCTGCAAGAAGCTAAAAACTTAATAAATTAAACATTAAATATATTTTATACAAGATTAGGAGATTTGTAAAGTGCGAGTTATTAAAGGGTGTAAAAGCTGTACACATTATGTATTACAAGTAGTGATAAGCAATACAGGGAATAGAACAAAATTATTATGGAAACCAGCTTGCATGGCAAGTCAATATATTAAAGGGGGAAAAATTAAAAATGAGCCAAAAGAAAATATTTGAACTAAACATTTTAAATACAATGGATATTACAACAATAAAAGAATGTAAAGGAATGAAAAAAGGTACTCACTCTAAAGAACAAATACATCATTTAAAATTTTACAAGAATGAGAGAACCATAACTGCGGTAATGACTGATAAAACTGGAATAATCAAAGGAGTAGGTATTGCTAAATGTAACCCAAAAGATATATTCGATATCAAGAAGGGGTTACCACTAGCTGAAATGAGAGCCAGAGAAAATTTTTATAAAAGTACAGCTGAAAGATTTTTAAGGGAGGAATTTTAATGGCTGAAAAGTTTGTAGAAAGTAATAAGTATGTTTTTAGCACTAAAAAATATAAAAAGTGGGCTAGATATAATAATGCTCCCATTAATGCTACTTGGCACAATAAAATTAATGGTAGAAAAGTTGATGTATTAAATGAACAGGATGGATATGTTGGGATATATAGTGTAGGTCGCGAATGGTGCAAATGTGTAAAGAATAATCAAGGCAGGCTATAACATGGAAGATTATTGCGAAGGTTGCATACATTATGTACTCCAAGCAGTAGCGTGTTGTACAGATAAAGGAGAACAGGTACTATGGGAGCCAGCTTGTATGGCTGAAAGATGTAAAAGGGAGGTAAAAGAAGAATGGAAAACCAAGAAACTTTTAAAATAGAGGACTTGAAAGGGGCTAGTTGGGCATTAAGAAAGATAAAAGAATGTAAGGAAAGTATTTTAGAAAAAGAAGAACTAGCAAAAGCAGAAAAAGAAAGAATAGATAACTGGCTTATAGAAGAATCCAAGAGCGATTTAACCACGATTGAATACTTTAATGGGCTATTAATGCAATATTATAAAGAATTAAAGCAGAGTGACCCTAAAGCTAAAATAACAACACCTTATGGACAAGTAACAAGTAGAAAGAATAAAAAATGGAATTATGGTAATGAAGAAACACTATTAAAATATCTAAATTCTAACGGGTATAAAAATCTAATTAGAACCAAACAGGAAATTAATAAAACAGGTCTTAAAGAATCATTTTTAATAAAAGATGGAATTGTATTAGATAAAAATACAGGGGAGGTCATTCCAGAGATTAGCATTGTAGAAGAAGAAAATATAAATGTGAAAGTGGTGGAATAATGAATTTATATCAAAAGTTAATAGAAATACGAAAGGAAGTTATTAAGTTTTCAAAAGATACAGAAGGTCACGGATATAATTATGTAAGTGGAAGCCAAGCTATAGCGAAAATTAGAGAAAAAATGGATAGTTTAGGAGTGTTATTAATACCTAAGATAGGCGCTACTGATAATTATACATTTGATTATGTGACTTCTAAAGGTAAAGAATGTACGGATCATATAGTTAAAGGTGAAATGTTTTATGTATGGTTAAATGCAGAAAAGCCAGAAGAAACTTTAGAAATACCATGGAAACTTTATGGTGCCCAAGATGATATAAGCAAAGCTTACGGGAGTGGTTTAACCTATAGTGAACGATATTTTATATTGAAATTTTTCCAAGCTCCTACAGATGAACTTGACCCAGATAAAAAGGATACAGCAGGAAGAAGAAGTAATAAAACAGGTTTAAGTGATGCACAAATAAATAGATTATTTGCAATAGCAAAGAGCGTAGGAGTAGATAGTAAAACAGTTAAAAGCCAAGTGTTTACTAAGTTTAAAACTACAGATATAGCCAAGCTTACCAAGTCACAATATGATCTAGTATGCGAGGGGTATGAAAATATGAAAAAGTAGGAGGGTTAATATGTTAAGCGCATCTTTATATATGGATAAAGAAACAGAATTAAATATAGAAGAGGTAAACAATAGATTTTGCTTAAATTTAACTAAAATGTTTGGCTATGATTTGAGAATAGTTGGTACAAGGGAAACTTTTGAAAGGATATATGAGATTTTAGAAAGCAATCTATATGAATACAGCTATAGAGAATTAGAAGAACAACTAGTAAATAAGGAATTACTTTTAGAACAGGCACATGATAAAATACAAAGCTTAGAGGATAGAATAGAGTTTCTTCAAAGGGGGTAATGACAATAGCAGAAGTAAAATGGATAAAAATTGTTACAGATATATTTGACGACGAAAAAATATTACTAATAGAAAATATGCCAGAAGCAGACAGCATCATAGTGATTTGGTTTAAATTATTATGTTTAGCTGGGAAGATGAACAATAGTGGAGTGTTTATGCTAAATGAAAAGATAGCATATACAGATGAAATGTTAGCAACTATATTCCGTAGGCAATTAAATATAGTTAGATTAGCATTAAATACATTTGAACAGTTTGGAATGATAGAAATAATAGACAAAGTTATAACTATTCCTAACTGGAGTAAACACCAAACTTTAGACCAATTAGAGGAAAGAAAAGAGTATATGAGGGAATACATGAGGGGATATAGGGAAAAGCAAAAACTATTAGCAGCTGGAGAATGTAAAGTTAACAGTAAAATTAATTGTAAATCTAATAGTAAAGCTAATGTTAACCCCTTAGAAGGAGAAGAAGATATAGAAGAAGATATAGAAAGAGAAGAAGATAAGATAAGAGTAGATTGGAATAAAATATTAGAAATATGGAATGCATTGCCAGAACCAATAAAATCAATACGTTCTATTACAGATAAAAGAAAAAAGAAAATAAAAATTAGGATGAAGAATTTGAAGTTAATAGAAGAAGATATATTAAAAGCAATAGACAAAATAAGTAAAAGCAACTTTTGCAGGGGAGTTAATAATAAAGGTTGGACGATAGAATTTGATTGGTTGTTTAAAGATGATAATAATATTACAAAGGTTTTAGAAGATAAATATATAAACAAGGATGGTAAATATGGAGATAGAGAAAATAATTCAAAGGATAAAAGCCAATATGACTTCAATAGACCATATACAGGACCAAGTTACAGCGACCAAGAAATTGACTTCTAATATATGCCACATATGTAATGGTACAGGATGGGAATTTGATAATGAAACAGAAACATATACAAGGTGCGAATGTTATGAAAAAGAGAAGTTGCAAAGACTTTGGAAGAAGTATGGAATAGATCCAAAGGACATAAAAAAATTAAATGAGTACAAGCCTATTGATGATATACAAATATCTGCAAGGGATAAAGCAGTAAAATATATAAAAAACTTTGAAAAAATAAAAAATACTAAAGAAAATGGATTTGGATTATTTGGACAACCAGGGGCAGGCAAAACACATATCTTATTATCCATAGGTGCTGCACTAATAACAAAAGGTATAGAAGTTATATATATGCCTTACGTTGAAGTAATGAGGGAGTTAAAAGCTACAGCAATGGATAATGAATATTATATAAAGTTATCATCTAGCTATATGAAAGCAAAAGTTTTAATTATTGATGATTTGTTTAAAGATAAATTAAAAAATGGTGAACTAGTTGGAGAACTAAGGGAAGCCGACATTAAACATCTTTATCCTATATTAAATTACAGGTATTTAAATAATTTACCAACTTTAGTGAGTACAGAATGTATTCCTGATATTTTGCAAAAATTAGATGATGCTCAATGCGGAAGAATGCTTGAGAGATGTGGAGACAATATAACAGTATTTAAAGGTCCTAAGTACAACTACAGAATGAGAAAATTTGTTTAGGGGGATAAAGAATTATGTGTAAATGTATGGATGAATTAAGAAAATCATTAGAGGAATTACCAAATAAAATGGATGAATGGAATAAAAGAAATATAAAAGAAGTTTTAATAGAAAATGGTTGCTATTTATTCAATACAAAAGTTAACCCAGAAAGATTTTATTCACCAGTGGTTATAAAATATGAACAAAAAAATAAAAAAGGTGAATGGAAATTAAAGAAAACTACTGTAAATATTCAATATAAATATTGTCCATTATGTGGGAAGCCATATGAAGGGGGTAAATAATGTATAAATATTTTATAAGTTATTGTATAAATCTGAAGTCTAATGGTTGGGGATTCGGGAATACAGAATTACAATTACCTTGCAAAATAAATAAAAAAGAAATATTAGATATGGCTTCTAGAAAATTGGAAAAAATACAAGGGTTTAATAAAAATTCTATAACTATAATAAATTTTAAAAGATTTGAAGAGGAGTAGAATATGCATTTAATGATTTTAGATAAAGAAGAAACACTTCCACAGGAACTCTTAAAGCTACAGGAAGAATTTAAGGAAGTTAAGGAAGCAATTATAAATGGAGATAAACAAAACACTACAGAGGAGATATTGGACAATATGCAAGTCCTTATCGGTATGTTGTATACAAAAGTAAAAACAGAGAATATGGACTTAGAAAAAGAACTTAATAGACATAATAGAAAGCTGCTAGAAAGAGGATGGGAATTTAAAGGTAAGATTAATATAAAAATTAATTCGTAATTTGAAATGAAAATGTGAAGTTAAAAAATGAAAGTGAGGAAGTTAATATGAATAATTTAGAAAATAGTATAAAGGATTGTATTACAAAGGAGATTGAAAAAGGGATTATAGAAAAAGTAATTGCAGAACAATTAGAAAAGTGTATTGAAAAATCAATAAGTGATATGTTTGGCTGGAACGGAGAAATAAAGAAAGTAATAGAGAATAAGGTTAAATCAGTAATGATACCTTACTTAGAAGATTATGATTACTCAGAATATATAACAAAGTTAGATAGTGTTTTAGTTGATGTTTTAAAAAGTAGTGCTTTAGATAATAAAAAAATGCTAGAAAACTTTAATGAATTAATGACCAGTGAAGATATTAAAGGAGCAATTACATTAAGTGATATATTTAAACAATGGACAGAATATTGTAAGGAAACTATTGATAAAGACAATATAGATATGGATTATGAGGGAGGTTATATAACTACAAGATTTGAAGTAGAGGAGGTTAGTAATAGCTGGAGCAGTTATAAAACTTATATGGTTACATTTGAGTGTGAAGAAGATGAAGAGTTAAAGTTTGAATTTAGTATACAGGCATGGAAACCAACAGCAGATAGTAAATATACCAGCAATTATAAAAACAGTTGTGATTTAAGAAGCTTAAGGTATTTAAATGACTTTGAAATACTAATGATGAGAATAAGTGAAGGTTATGAAAATATAATCTTGGATAGCGAAGGAGATAGCGAAGATACATTTATAGAATATGAAGAATAATACACAATTTGAAATTTATGCGACACAAAGGAGAGTGAGATAATTGGGAAGACCGATATTAGATGCATGTTGCGGAAGCAAAATGTTTTGGTTTGATAAAGAAAATAAAGATGTTATTTTTATGGATAATAGAGAGTTAGAAGATACATTATGTGATGGAAGAAAACTTGTCATTGAACCAGATATAATCGGAGATTTTAGAAATATACCATATAAAGATAATACTTTTAAATTAGTAGTTTTTGATCCACCACATTTAATAAAGGTTGGAGAAAATTCATGGTTGGCTAAGAAATATGGAAAGTTAAATGAAACATGGCCAATGGATATAAAGAACGGATTTGATGAATGTATGAGAGTTCTTGATAAATACGGGATATTAATTTTTAAATGGAATGAAGAACAAATAAAAATAAAAGACATATTAAAAGTTATAGATTTTAAACCTTTATTCGGAAATAAAAGAGCAAAGACACATTGGTTAGTATTCATGAAAAAATGAAATTTATACTAACAAAAGGAAGGAGGTGGGTTGATTGGATATTTCAACAGAATTTGAAAAAGGTAATATTCCAAAATGCCTAGAAATATATGATTCATTTTTAGTTACCAATCATAAAATTAAAAATTATGAAAAAATATTATGCTCAATCTCTGGTGGAAGCGATAGCGATATTATGATGGATCTATTTTGTAGGATTAATAAAGATAAAGTGAAATTTGTGTTTTTCGACACTGGGTTAGAATATCAGGCCACAAAAGATCATTTAAAAGAATTAGAAGACAAATATAATATTGAAATTGCATGGATAAGAGCAAAAAAGCCTATTCCGATTACTTGTAAAGAATATGGTCAGCCTTTTCTAAGTAAACAAGTAAGTGAATGGATTGAAAGGCTACAAAGACATAATTTTAAATGGGTAGATAAAAGTTTCTCTGAACTTTATAAAGAATATCCAAAATGCAAAGCAGCTTTAAGATGGTGGTGTGATGAGTTTGGAGAAGATAGTAAATTTAATATAAGATACAACAAAGGATTAAAAGAATTTATGATATCTAATCCACCAAAGTTTAAGATATCACCAAAGTGTTGTAAATATGCAAAAAAGGATCCAGTACATGAGTTTATAAAAGATAATGATTTTGATTTAAATTGTTATGGAGTTAGAAAAGCAGAAGGGGGCGCAAGATCTACTGCATATAAAAATTGTTTTACTAATAATGCAGAGAGTGGAGCTATTGATGAATATAGACCAATTTTCTGGTATAAAGATAGCACAAAGAAAATATATGAAGAACATTTTAGAGTTGCTCATAGTAAATGTTATAGCGAATATGGATTAAAAAGAACTGGCTGTGCTGGGTGCCCTTTTAATAAAGAATTTGAAGAGGAATTAAAGATAATATATAATAACGAACCTAAATTATTTAAAGCAGTAACTAATATTTTTAAAGATTCTTATGATTATACAAGAAGATATAGGGAATTTGTTAATCAAAATTTTAGATCTTCAGATAAAGATGTTTTAGAAGGACAAATAAGTATGCTTGATTGTAAAAGCATAGAGGGTTTTTATTTAGGAGATCAATTTGTCAATGATTGCAATGGAATTGTAGCTACAATAATAAAAATTGATAAAGATTCAATATTAGTTGACCAAGCTAGAGATAATGAAAAATTTAGTAATTTACAACTTAATTTTAATTGGCTATCGCATCTGATTGAAGATGGTACTTTAAGAAGATTAAGTTCGTAATGCAAAAGGAGTGGTATAAATGGTTGATATAATAAAGTTTATGGAAAAATTAATTGAAGATATGCATGATATAGGATGGGTTATAGAAACAATAGTAGAAGGTGAAAAGGTAGTTAAAAATGAGGATAATTGCCTAGTAATTGATGGGGAATTATACGAAGAACAGGATGATTTTTATATAAAACAATGGACTGATTCTTCCGGAGATGGGTATTATGGAGTAATCTTTTATCCACTTGAAAACAATAAATATTTAAAAATTAATTACTATTGTTAGTCCGCAATACAAAGATTGGAGTGTTTAATTATGAATGATGAAGGGTATAGATGTTGGAATTGTGGAATTAAAAAAGATAAAAATTCAAAATATTATCAAGTACGAATAGTTGCACATGATGGTAAATTACTCTTTGTGCCATGTTGTTGTCAAGAATGTGCTGAAAAAGTTAAAAATGAAAATGTGGAGCTTCACAAAGAAAGATATTATACAACCAAAAATCAATCTATACAAATTGGTGTTTGGTAAAATAAATAGCATCGCAATTCAAATATATTAAGTACATTATAGGTATATATCTAGGCACTTTTATACCTATAGTGTACTAGAGTAATAAAACAGCAATACAGAGGTGAAGCATGAATATTATTAAAGTTTTAAATAAAGATAATACATTGAAAAAATACAAAGCATATCTAAATGGTGAATATAAAGGAATTTATCAATTAAATACAGATGGTGTTTTAGCAGATAAAAATTTGAAAGGTATAGAAGATCGTTTTTATTTATGGGATATAATTCATAATTTCAAGTTTGAAGAAATTTAGGAGGGCAACATGAAGGAATGTGTAATATGTGGTCGACCTAACTCGGAAGAACATCATGTAATTTATAGGTCAGAATGTAGAGCATTAATTAAATGTAAAAAGAACTTAGTTTATCTTTGCCCAGTTCATCATAGGGAAAAGTTCGGGGTACACGGGAAATGCGGAAAAGAATTAAATAGACAATTAAAGTTAGAATTTCAAAACTGGTTAGAAGATACATTTGTTAAAGACTTTTATGGCATAGAAGAAATAAAGGACAAGCTAGGAATATCTACAAATGCGGTTAAAAGCTTATCTAAGTTAATAAGACAGAAGAATAGTGTATTTGGTAGAGAAGATATAATAATCGCTTGCATGGGCGGAAAAAGGATTGTATAGGGGGTAAATATGAAATTAGAAATTAATGGACAAGAGTTAACTCATTGGGAAACTGGGAAGCTAATAAAAAGGCTTCCTGGAATGAATGACATAGTAAAAGAATCTAAAAAGGGAAGAGGATGTTATCAACCATATTCAAAAATGAAACAATATTATCAAACTATTATTTATTCTAAAGCTGTTAAGCTACCAGGTTTTAATAAGGTTAATATAACTATAGATTGGTACGAACCTAATGCGAAAAGAGATATAGATAATATAACAGCTGGAAGTAAGTTTATTTTAGATGCATTAGTTAAAGCCAGTATCATTCAAGATGATAGCCAAAAGTTTGTTAAGGCTTTATATCATAATATTCATATTGATAAAAAAAATCCACGGATAGAAGTAACCTTAAAAGAGGTGGGATAATGGAGCTACAAAAACTAACAAAAGCTATATGGGACACTAGTAAAAGGCTAGATAATGGCATAAATACACTTAATAAAAAAGCAAAAGAATATGCCGAGGCTGAAAGAGATTATAAAATAGCTTTAGCAAAAGAAATATTAATTCTTAGGGAAAGTAAAGTACAAGCCACATTGATTCCAGACATAGCAAGAGGAAACGTGGGGGAATTGAAATTTAAAAGAGATGTTGCGGAAGTTACGTATAAAAGTTGTAAAGATATGTTACAAGGTTTACAAGCGGAATTAAGCGGATATCAAAGTATTCTTAGGGTACAGGAAGATATATAAGGGGGTAAATATGGAAATAGGGGTTTTAAGGGCAGAAACCAAACGTTATAGGAGCTTTAAAGAAAAGGTAATGTTAGTACAAAAATATGAAAATAAATATCATGTTGAGGATATAGGTGGGTGGTTAAGTTTAATAAGGAGGGGAGAGCGTGGAACGTGTACCAAATAGTATTATAGAAGATTTTAGAGAGATTAGCTACTTGGTAGAAGTATTATTCGACTTAACTGACGATAGTCGTGTATGTTCAAAGTTAAAGCAAATTAAACGTATTGTAAATGTGTATAAATAACATCTAAAATAGGAGGGGATTTATGATTAGAGCAATAGTCTATAGCATAATAATTATAGGGATAACAATAGGATTAGCAGTTAGGAAAGTAAAGAAAGAACCAAGGATAATTTGTAATTATAATTGTAAGACTTGCAAGGAGAAAGATGTTTGCGGTATAAGGAGGAAACATGAAATTTTCAAATAAAATATCTGATTATATCTGGACAGGGTTTAATATCAATTTTATAGTTTTAGTTATTAAAATAAGATTTGCTATAACTAAAATATACAGTTGGAAAGTAAGTATATTTACAGATTTAATATGTTTTATATTAATAGGAATATCATTTAGGTTGCTAGTAAAACAGTTAATAAAAATAACTTATGAAGTAGGGAGGGAATAAATGAATAAAGAAACCTTTAAAAAAACAGAAAGAATGTTATATGTTTATTATAGAAATCTAAAAGAAATAAGGAAGTTAGAATATATATGTGCTAGATTAGAACAGCAGAAAGAAAAAGTAAAAAAAGACATAAAAGAAACCAATATAGATTTAGAAGAAGAAAACATTTCGATAAGCTATTCAGAAAGAGTTCAAACGTCAAGTCAATGTAGTTATTGTGACAGAGAAATAGAACATCAAATTACCAAACTAGAAAATGAGTGGAAGTCAATAAGAAAGAAAATTTTAAAGAATAGAGCTAGAATAAGACAGCTAGAAAGGGAGATAGCTCCTATTAATTACAACATTAGTATGTTAAGTGAAGAAGCTAAAGAGTTCATAAAGTTAAAATACAAGGAACACAGAACTATACCATGTATAGCAGAGATGTTATACGGTGGTGCGAGGATGACAGCTTATAGGAAGAGAGAGGAAATTTTAGAGAATATAAATAATTTTAATAAGATCATTAGTTAATTCGGAATATGAAATTATTACGTATTTAGAAAGGAGTAATTATTAATGGAAGATAGAAAAATTATATTATTGAAAGCTTGTAGAGATTTATTAAAAAAACAAGAAAATTCAAGTTATGTGCTTGATTTGTTAGAAGAAACAGTATTTTATGATGATGCTGATTGTGATGGTTATTGCTTAATTGAAGATATTGAAATGGAATTATCTGATATTGAATAATTATCGTAATTCAAAAATATTAAGTACAACAAAATAGGTGTAGAAACAAAACTTCTACACCTAAACTGTACTAGAGTTATAGAATTGTAATACATTGGAGGTAAATAAATGAGTAGTAAAATTGAAAAACATAAAAGAATATGTGTGGATCTAAATGAAATATACAAACATAAGAACCATGACTATGGTGATAGCTTTGGAGAAACTTATAAGAAGTTAGGAATAATAAGTGCAGTTACAAGAATTACTGATAAAGTTAATAGGCTACAAAGCCTATGTATTCAAGAGCAACAGATTAAAGATGAATCTATGAAAGATACATTAATGGATTTAGCAAATTATTCAATAATGACTCTAATAGAAATGAGGGATAAATAATGGATTATAGTATACAAATAAATAATATTTTAGATAATTTAGCTAAAAAATTTAATGTGCCTGTAGAGAAATTGTTTGAAATATTGCATAAACAAGCTAAAGTTGAGTTATTAAATAATTGTTTAGAGTTAATAGTTTGGTTAGTAATATGTACAAGTATATATATAATTATTAAAAAAGAAATAAAAAAGGCAAAAGAAGAAGAATACTATGATATGTTTACAGATGAAGGTGCTTGGGGTGTTTGCAAAATTATATATATAATATTAGGAAGTGTTATAGGGTTTGCGGGGGTTATAATATCTACACAAAACATTATACAAATATTTTTAAATCCTAATTATTATATTATGGAGCAAATATTAAAAATGCTAAATAAATAGATTTGTAGGAGGATTAAAATATATGAAACAAGCAGTAGAATTAAATATAAAAGGTATAAAATGCGATAACCCAAATTGTGATTATAGAAATGATAAAGTTAGATTTGAAGATTATAAAAATTGGTTAAACAAGCCGTGCCCTAAGTGTGGAACTAATCTATTAACTAAAGAAGACTTAGAAATGACAAAATCATTAATTAATATAGCTAATATTGCAAATAGAGTTTTACCGAAACAAAACAATGAAGAAGAAAGAATAAAAGCTATTATAGAGATGAACGGAACTGGCAGAGTTGATTTTAAAATAAAGGAGGATTAAACATTTTAGGATAATTAATATTTGGTACGATTTTGGTACGATTTTGGGACTTTTTTATAATAAATACGTGTTATAATAAGAGTATAGAAAAAGGATTTTATCGTACAAGGGCAACTGCAAAGCACCCATTAATTTGGGTGCTACTATATATGGAGGTATAAGCCTAATGGTAAGGCAGCAGTTTGCTAAACTGTGAGTAGTCGGTATTTTATATTGATGTGCAGGTTCAAGTCCTGTTGCCTCCGCCAATACCGAAAGGTAAATATAAACTTAAAGTAACTATTGTGTATGTACAGAAAAGGCACTTAGATTAATTTCTAGGTGTCTTTTTACTTACCTAAAATAGTTTAGGAGATTATATTCATATGGACACTGTAACAGGTGTCCTTTTTATTTTGTGTAAAGGAGGAATTAAATTGAAGATAATAGCGTGGATGGGATTGGTATTAAGCATACTTAATGTAATGTTAAACATAATAGGAATAGCAAAAGGTAAAGACGGTGCGGGAAGAATAGGAAATTTTGTAGGAACGCTAGTACACAGTACACTTACATATTTCTTTTATATATATTTATTCTAAGGGAGATACAAAATGCTATTTAAATTATGTCCTTACTGCGGGATAAAAGTACCTTATGATATGGAAGATTGTATAAACAAATGTAAAGAGAAAAGAAACAAGTTAAGAAACAAAGAATACGACCTATATAATAGAGATAAAGAAAGTACAAAGATATATAGGGATAAACGTTGGATAAAGTTAACACGACAATGTAAAAGCAAGTTTGACGGGTTAGATATATACCAATTATATAAACATAATAAGATAGTTTACGGAGACTTATCCCATCATATTATAGAAGTTAAGGAAGATAAGAACAGAGTATATGATATAAACAATTTAATATATGTTAGTGGTAGTAAAAAGCACAATACACATGCAGAAATACATACAGCTTATAAGAAGAGTAAAGAGGATAAGTTAGCTATGCAAGCTTATTTATTTAAGATAGTACAAAGATATAAGGAAGAATATAAATAGAGGTGATTAAATGTATATATATGAATACATGACTTATGAAGGACACCCATACCAGAGTGCTATTGTTGTAGCTGATAACAAAGAAGAAGCTTTAGAGATAGTTTTAAAAGAAGTAGATAGGGATTGCAAATGGGTATTAGAAGGTGAACATGAATTAAAAAAAGGGCTTATAACTTATGGTGATGCAGACTGTTAGGAGGTTGATGAAAAATGCCAGCAGTAATACCAACTACAAGACCACGACCAAAACCACCAGGACAAGGGAGAAGTAAATTAATAACTAAAGAAGAAGTATTACAAGGGTATAGAGAAGTATGTTTAAAGTATGTTAACAACAAAATAACAGAAGCATACAACAAAGGTGAAGAAACGGTTGGTTTAGATACACAGTACATTGATGATGAATTGATGAAAGAAATAGAAAGGGAATATGAAATTGTAGAGTGTGTATGGGCTATTGACGGAATAGTGTATATGTATATTAAGATATTATAAAGAAAGAGGTGAGAACAATGGACTATGACCAAAGATATAACCAAGCATTAGGTTATATGCTAGACCTGTACACAGATAACCATACAGTAGATTGTATAACAACAGAACAGTTTAAAGAATTGTTTGATATGTTTATAGATAGTAAGAAAGATATAGACAATATATTATATAACAATGAACCAATGGAAGAAATAGTACAACTATCTAATGGAGAATTTAGAATAAGAAGAATAAGCAACGGGCTAGAAGGTAAAAGGATAGCACAGGATATATGCGACAACATGAGAGATGTGTTAAGTAATATGTAAGGAGTGATATTATGTATAGGTTGAATAGATTACAGTCTAGTGCATTACTAGGAGATATAATACAGATGTATAACTCTACTCATAAAGCAGAGCCGGTAGCTATAGAGCAATTAATAGATGTAATAAAAGTAATTGTAGATTACATTAACCAAGGTGAAGGAATAGAAGTACACGTTGAAGAATGTTCGTGTTTATCCTTACTTAACGACGATTAATTAATAAATAAGTGTATAACTATATACATAGAAAATATAAAAATATTAATTATTTTAAATTATTTTTTATTTTTATTCGTATTTTAAAAGGTAGGGGTATGAAAAAAGTTTTAACCTTTGTCAGCGTGACCGCATCCCCCATCACGTAAGAAAAAATATCGATTTTTCAATAGGGGTGGTTTAGAAAAGAGGTGGAAAGATGGAAGAAAATAATAAAATACCAAAAGCACCTAGTTTTTTAAATAAAGAAGCTAAGGATAAATATTATAATATAGCGGAAATGTTAGTGGAAGAGGGAAAGTGGAAAAATGGTGATGATATAGCTTTGATTGCTTTATGCTCTAATTACCAACGTTGGGTGCAAGCTGAAAAAGCCATAAAAGCTAACAAAGATTTATGCTTTGAAACCGAAAGCGGATATAGGCAACAAATACCAGAAATATCTATAGCTAATAATGCTATGAAAAGTATGCTGAGTTTTATAAAGGAGTTTAGTTTAACACCACGTGAAAGAGTTAAACTAAGAGAAATGATGCTACAAAGCAATAATGAGGATGAAGAAATGGAGGATATGATTGTTAAATAAAAGGGGTGAAAGGTTATGCATGAGGATATAAAAGAAATACTAGAACAACATAAAAAAGAACAAATTATGTATAATCTTGATGACCTTATAGATGAATTAAAAAACAAATGGAATGATGATAAATACTTTTATGATGAAGAAGAAGCAAGAAGATTTTATAAATTTATAACTAAGTTGGAACTGGACAAAGGAAAGAAAGGGCAAAAGATTAGTCCATTAAAGTTTCAGTTTAGAATAACAAGCGAAATATTATGTGTTAAAGAACGTGAAACAGGGTTTAGGAAACATAGAGAAGCTTTATTAGATATTAGTCGTAAAAATGGTAAGGGAAGCCTTGTGAGTTGGATAGCTGTATATTTATACTTCACAGACCCTACTTTCGGAGCGGAATATATAATAGTAGCTAATGATAAGAAACAAGCAAGTAACCTGTTTAATACTATGGTGTTAATGATAAAGAAAAATAAAACACTTAAAAAATATGTTAAAATAACTGAAAGTATGCGACAAATGTATAGGAAATCAACTAATTCTTATTTAAGGGTATTGGCTAATGATGGGGCGAATCTTGATAGTTATGCGTCTTACGTTGTTATTCTTGATGAACCGCACGAGTACAAAAATAGTGATGCATACACTAAGTTAAGAACAGGAATGGGACTATGGGATAGTCCTTTATTATTTGCTACCACAACAGCATCAAGCGGACAAGATCCACAGAACTTAGAACTAGAATTGTACAATTATGCAAAGGATATTGAAAAAGGGAAATTTGAGGATGATAAATTCTATTATGCTATATATGAAGCTGATAAAGATTGCGATTTAATGGATATAAAGCAACAAATTAAAGCTAATCCAGCACTAGGAATATTTCGTAAATATGATGATTTAAAAGATTTTATGTTAAAGGCTAGTAGAATAAAGACTTTTGAAGCTAAAGCCAGAAGATTGTATCTAAATCAACATGTTGCCCTAGATGGGGAAAATGCAATTAATATGAGGTTATGGAAAGAATGTTTACAAGATATTGACTTGAACGATTTGAAAGGTGCTATGTGTTGGTGTGGCTTAGATATGGCATACATACAGGACATAATAGCTTATGTACAATGCTTTTATAACGGAAAAGAAGACAAATACATTATATATCCTCATTTATTTACACCTAAAGAAACTCTTATAGATAGAAGTGAAAGAGATAACGTAAGGTATGATACATGGGTTAGAAATAAAGATTTAATAGGTTTGAATGGCACATATGTAGACAATGAAGAATTATTTAATTACATAGATCATATAAATTCTAAATATTCTTTTGATATAGATGAAATTGTATTCGATAGATGGGGAGCAGGAGATATAAGAAGTAGATTAGAAAAACATTATACAGTAGCACCTTTTGGACAAGGTTATAAATCAATGTCTCCTGTTATTAGAGATTTTGAAATTATGTTGTTAGATAAAAGATTAATAATAGCTAATAATCCAGTGTTAACATGGATGGCTAGCAATGTTATAGCAACGGAAGACCCAGCGGGGAATATTAAATATGATAAATCTAAATGTAAAAATAAAATAGATGGGGTTATAGCTATGCTGATGGCTTTGGGCAGAGCGATATTTAATACAAAACAAGCAGTTAAGCTTAATAAGTATGCCAGTGAAGAATATATCAACAGGCTATATGGCGGTGATAAAGATTGAAAAAAATAATACAGTTTTTAATTAAGAATATACCAGAAGTAATGTTTCTTTTAGGTATATTCTTTATTATATTTAGCACTTTTTTAATAAATAAAATAGCTGGAATGTATGTTTTAGGTGCTATTTTAACGGTATTAGGGGTATTGTTCGCCAGACATGAAGGGAGGTGAATAAGTGGGCTTTTTAAATAAAATAGTGAACAATACAACTGTATCTTTACAAAATAAAGAGTTTTTACAGATGTTAGGTATAAATGTAGATGGTATAAACCCTAGTAAAATAGGAGAGATAACATATTTTACTTGCCTAAGGATATTATCTGAAACAATGTCTAAATTGCCTTTAAAAATCTATAAAGAAACTCGAAACGGTAATGAAAAACAAATGCATTATTTGAACGCTATATTGAGATTACAACCCAATCCATATTACAATGCTAATACCTTTTGGAGTTGTGTAGAATTTGCGCGTAACCATTATGGGAACGCTTTTGTATACATAGAAAAAGAAAGAAATGGAAAGGTAAAGTACCTTTGGATACTACCCAATAACTATGTACAAATCTATATAGATACTAAAGGACTATTTGGGCGTGAAAATGCTTTATGGTATGTGTATACAGACCAAAAGACAGCAAAACAATATACAATGAGACAAGATGAGGTTTTACATTTTAAAAGCTGGATCACACAAAACGGAGAAGGTATTGTTGGCTTATCTGTAAGAGATATATTATCAAGTTATATTACAAGAGGGCAATATTCTAATAATTTTTTAAATGAATTAACTAAAAATGGAATGGTTACAGATAAAATAATTATTCAATACACAGGTGATCTAAATACTAAAGCGGAAAATCTATTAGTTGAAAAGCTAGAAAGTTTTAGTAGTAAAAGCGCCGGCAAATTTATACCCTTACCTTTAGGAATGACAGCTAGTAATATAAGTTCTAAATTAACTGATAGCCAATTCTTAGAACTAAATAAGTACAATGCATTACAAATAGCTGGGGCATTTGGTATAAAACCTCAGTTCCTTAACGATTATGATAAGGGCAACTATGCAAATGTAGAACTACAACAGGAAAGTATGTATAAAGATACTTTACTTCCTATACTAAGCCAGTACGAGCAGGAATTAGCAATAAAGCTATTTAATAATAGAGAAAAGCAGGATAACTTTTATTTTAATTTTAATGTAGATGCTATTTTAAGAAGTTCTTTTAAAGCTAGATTAGATGCTTATGCAGTAGCTGTAAACAATTCAATAATGACACCAAATGAGTGTAGAGATAAAGAAAATCTACCAAGAAGAGAGGGTGGCGATGAATTGGTTGGCAATGGTAATTATATGCCAATGAAAATGGCAGGTGTTCAGTGGAAAGGAAGTGAGAACGATCAAAATTAATGTTAAAGGAACTATTATAAGTAATGATGATAAAATGATATACGATTGGTTTGAAATGGATTCTACTTGTCCACGTGACATAGAAGAATCATTAAACAAAGCTAAAAAAAATGAAGAAATAGAAGTTATAATAAATAGTGGTGGTGGGAGTGTGTTCGCGGGTAGCGAAATATATTCCCTATTAAAAGAATATAGAGGAAAAATAACAGGTAAAATAGTTGGATTAGCTGCTAGTGCTACAAGTGTAATAGCTATGGGATGTGATATTTTAAAAATTTCTCCTACAGCACAATTAATGATACATAGAGCCAGTATGATAAGTGCTGGGAATAGTGAGGATTTTGCAAAAGGTGCTGAAGTATTAGAAGGAATAGACAAAAGTATAGCTAATGCTTACATACTTAAAACAGGTCTTAAACAAGATGAATTACTAGACATGATGTCTAAAGAAACATGGCTAGATGCTAAGACAGCCAAAGAAAAAGGTTTTGCAGATGAAATACTATTTGATGAAGATAACAAAATAGTGGCTAGTTTTAACAGTGGAGTGATACCACCACAAATAATTAATAAATTAAGGAATGAGTTTAAAAACAATAAAGAAGAAAAACAAATAAATGAAAAAGAATTAGAAATTGCGAAAGCAAAGTTGAATTTACAGCTTAACCTATAGGCTGTTTTTTATTGCAAAAAATTAAAAAGGAGTGTATTTAATGAAATTATCAGATGAATTAAAACAAGAATTAGAACAATTACAGAATGAAGCAAAACAACTAATGAATAAAGATGGAGTTACAGCAGAAGAAATAACAAATAAATCCAAAAATATAGATACATTAAAAGCTAAAATAACAATGCAAGAAAAAATAGAAGAAGAAGAAAGACAAGAAATAGAAGATAAAATAAATGCTGGTATAGCTAAAGAATTGGGAAAGGGTGGAAGTATGGAAGAAACAAAAAATAAACAAGAGTTATACAAAGAAGGTTTTTACAATGTTTTAAGAGGTAAGAGAGTTACAGAAGAACAGGCAACAGTATTAAAAGAATTCAATAATGCTTTATCTTCAAATACTGGCGAAGATGGAGGTTACACAATCCCAATAGATCAACAAACAGCTATAAAAGAATTAAAAAGAGAATTCAAGCCCTTAGAAACATTAGTTAATATCGAGCCAGTAACAACACCTAAAGGTAATAGAAACATAGAAAAAGACGCGGAATATACTCCGTTTGCAGAATTTGAAGAAGGGGAAGATGTACCAACTACAGATAGCCCACAATTTGTTAATATATCATATGTAATAAAAGATAGAGGAGGTATTTTGCCAGTACCAAACAACCTTTTAGCTGATAATACTGCTAATTTAGCAAGTTATTTAAATAAATGGTTAGCAAAAAAACAGGTTGCAACTAGAAATAAGTTAATAGTAGACTTACTAGCAACTAAAGCTAAAACAGCTATAGCAAGTGCAGACGATTTAAAAACAATAACTAATGTAACACTAGACCCTGCAATATCTGCCATGAGTGTTGTTGTAACTAATCAAACTGGATTTAACTGGTTAGATACTTTAAAAGACAGTGAAGGTAATTATTTATTACAGAAAGACCCAACAATGCCAACTAAGAAATTACTATTCGGGATACATCCAGTAGAAGTATATTCTAATAAAACATTGAAAAATGATACTACAAGTGGTACAAAAGCACCTATCATAATAGGAGCATTAAAAGAAGCAGTTACATTATTCGATAGGGAAGCTATATCTTTATTATCAACTAATATCGGTGGAGATGCATTTAAGAAAAATAGAACAGATATAAGAGCAATAACAAGAGAAGATGTGAAATTAGTTGATTCAGATACATTTGTGTATGGTCAAGTTACTATAGCTTAGGAGTGATTAAATGAAGGTTAAAGCTATAATAGAATGTACTGGAGAAGGATATAAAGATTTTCATATTGGAGAAATAAGAGATTTATCAAAGCAATTAGCTAATAAGTTAATTGCTTTTTCTTATGTAGAAGAAGTTAAGAAAATTAAAAAAGATGGTGAAAAGTGATGGATTCAATATTAACATTACAAGAAGCTAAAGAATGGTTAAATCTTGATTATGATGAGGATAATTTTACTTTTTTAATGCAAGTTGCTTATGATGCTGTAGTAGATAGCATTGATAATATAGAAGAAAAACTGAAGAGTGCTAAGTTTAAAAGAAAATTAAGGTTATGTGTTCTAAATACATTAGTAAATATGCATGATGATAAAGGCGTTAGTACAGATAAAAAAGAACAATATAAATATATAAATCAAAGTATGATGTTGCAATTACAATACGGAACTTATTCAGAAACAGACACTTAGAGGTGAATATATGTTAATAACTAATCAGCTTAACCAAAGAGCAGAATTATGGGGTATGATAGAATTTAAAAATGAACTTGAAGAAACTGACATAAAAGAAGATAGGATAAAAGACTTAGTGTATTGTAATATATTACCTCAATCGGTTGTCAAGACCTCAACACCTGTTAGCGAGGGTTATGAATATACACATAGGTTTAAAGTAAGATTAAAGAGTATAGAAAATCCAAAATTAGATATGTTTTTTATATTTAAAGAGCAAAAATTTTTCTTTAAATATTGGGAACCAGATTATAAAAACTCGTTATTTTTATATATATTTTGTGAATTAAAACTTGAATAGAGAGGTGCTAAATGGGTGAATTTGAATTGAGAGAATGGGAGAAAAGTCAACTTATTGCAAAATACGAAGAACTAAAAATGGAACACGAGGGAATTAAAAGGCAATTAGATGAAGCTAACGATTTGATAGATCAATTACATAAAGTAAAGTCACAATGTTTTGAAAAAATGCAATGTATAAGAAAAATATTACTAGAAAAGTATAACTACCCAGTGGTGTAATATGAATGGGTTTGATACTACACAATTGGATAAGTTTAGCAAAGGGCTGTTAAATACAGCTAAAAACGAGTACCCTAAGAAAACCAAAGCATTTTTAAGGAAAGAAGCTAAAAAATTAAACAAGAAAAACAAACAAACATTTGCATCTAAAGGCATAGGTGAGTATAGAGGGAATTTAAAAAAAGGCTTTAGAACAGGGAAATTATATAAATATCAAGGAAAAGAATTAGCTATAAGGGCTTACAACTCTAGCCCTCATGCTCATTTGTTAAACGATGGTTGGATGCATAGAAGTAGAAATGGTAATGAAAAATTTGTTCCGGGTTTCGATTTTATCGGGGATTCTGCAAAAGCTTTTAACGGAGAATACTACGAAGATATAGACAAATTTTTGGATGAAATTTTTGACTAGATATGGTATTATTTTCTTGAGGTGATGACATGGGGTTGTTAGATGGAATGTTTGAAGTAAGAAAGGATATAACAAAAGTAGAAGGATATTATCAAGGTGGATATGCTAATTTTGGTACAAAGGGTAATATGGCTGTACAAATAGAAAAAAATAAACTGGTATTGAAACAATTTTGGAAAAAAAGATATGAGTTGGATATAAAAGATATAAAAGATGTACAATTCAAAACTGAAGAAGAAATAACAAAAGATGTAACACTAACAAGACTTTTGGTCCTCGGTATATTTGCATTGGGAGTAAAGAAAAAAAGAAAAAAAGAAAGATGCTTTTTAATAATAACAACAGAGGAAGAAGGGTTTACAAATGACATTATACTGGAAATGAATGCATTGGAAGGTATAGGCTCGGTAATGACACAAGGGTTTGTTAAAACCCTAAGAAAAGAAGTAATAAAATATAGGGATTAAGAATATGCAATGCATATTCTTTTTTTATTTGGAGGGGATTATAGATTGTAACATTAAAAGAAATAAATAAGGCTATAGTACAACAGGTTAAAGAAGGTTTAGAGAATACAGCTTATAAAGATATTCAATTTTCATCTACAGATATAAGAGAAAAGATTACAAGACCTTCTTTTTATGTGGATTTTACAGAAAACAAAACAAGTTTATTAAATGGAGAAGCCGAACAACGGAATTTTGACGTTAGGCTTTTTTATTTTGCCCAAAATAGAGAACAAAACAAAATTGAGATGTTAGAAATACAAGATTTATTAAGTTTAATATTTCAAACAGGTATTAAGGTTAGTGAAAATTATTACATATCTGTTTTTGAGTGTGAATTTGACTCTAGAGGTGAAGAAGGTTTGCTAATAGCAACATTGACTGAACTTTATGCAATGAGTGTGAAAGAGCAAACAGGTGAGAAATTAGAAGAATTAGAAATAGGAGGTATTTAAATGTCTAATACATTACCAAACATTGACGTTATTTTTAAACAACGTGCTACAACATTTTTGCAAAAGGGCGACAATGCTATTTTAATTATAAAAGATGATACAGATAAAAATTTTAATAGAGTAGAATACAAAAACTTAGCTGAATTAGAACTAGACAAAACTAAGTATACAGCTACTAATTTGCAACATATTAAAGACGCCTTACTAGGAAATCCTAACAAGGTTATTGTCATAAGGGTAGATTTAGAGGAAACTATTACAGATGCTTTAGACATAATAAAAGGTTACTATTCAACTGGTTGGGTCAGCTTAGCTTCAGAAACTAAAACAGATTATGAGGCTTTAGTTAATTGGACAAAGACTAGAAGGGATATAGATAAAAAGACTTTCAGAGCTGTAGTGTATGATCCAACTACATCGCCAGACCATGAAGGTATCGTAGTACTAGAAAATACAAAGGTAACTTTCAAAGATAATACTAGAGGTGAAAAGGATGGATATGAATTTTTGCCTACTTTATTAGGATATATAGCTAGTGCGGGAACAGACGCAGGAACAACATATATGGTTATGGAAAACTTGAAATCAGTTTTAGAGCCTGTTAATGCAAATCAAGAAATACAAGCTGGGAAACTAATTCTTATAAATGATGACAACATAGTAAAAATCGGATTGGGAGTTAATTCTCTAACTACATTTACACAAGATAAAAATGAAGATTTTTCTTTAATTGAAGTTATAGAAACAATAGATTTGATTAAAGACGATATAAGGAAAACTTTTAAAAATAATTATATAGGTAAATTTAAAAACAAGTTAGATAATCAGATGTTATTTGTAAGTGCTGTTAATACTTATTTTAGTAATCTAGCCGTAAGAGATATATTAGATAATTCTTATAATAATGAAAGCTTTATAGATATAGAAGCACAAAGAAAAGCTTGGGTATCTAGTGGAAAGCCAGAAGCTAAAGAATGGGACGATACAACAGTTAAAAATACCACCTTCAAAAGAAAATTATTCTTAGGCGCAAATATAAAAATATTAACTAGTATGACAGATTTAACACTAGTTATCACAATGGAATAGGAGGGGTTTAATGTCTAAAGGAAATGAAGTTATAAGTGGAAACGAAGGTAGAGTGTGGATCAACACCGAACTATGGGGGAATCTATCTAGTATAGAAGCTAAATGTAGCTTAGAAACAGAGGATATACGATTTGTTGGCGATGCTAACAAATACACTAAAATTACAGGTAATAGTATCGAAGGTACTATTACAATCAAAAAAACGGATTCAAGAGCGCAGAGACTTTTAGCGGAAGGGTTTAGAACCTTAGATATGCCAGATATAAGCATAGTTGTTGCTACTGCAACAAAGAATGGACAAAAAATAGAAAGGTTAAAACTAGAAGATATAGTTTTCACAGAACTCCAACTTGCTAAATTGGAAGCTGGAGCAATGATAGAAGAAGAATTACCTTTTACAGCAAGTTCGTTTGAATATTTAGAATTAATTTAAGGGGGAGTAGAGGATATGAGTAAAAGCGAGAAAATAACATTAAAGGATTTTATAAAGAAAGCTACAGATAAATATAATAAAAGAAGAAAAGTTATGGATATAGAGGTAGAAGGTTTTGGGTTGCTAACTTTTACAAGACCTTCTGATTCTGACTTATTAAAATTTAAAGATATATTAGCTAACAGTATTAAAATGAATAAAGATGAAAGCATAGATAAGCTAGATTATGGTAGGATGTTAGATGCTTCTAAAGAACTTGTATATAGTTCATGTGAATTTTTACATAACAATGAACTTATGGAAAGTTTAGAATGTGGAGAACCATTTGATATACCTGTTAAGATTTTCGGAATAGATGGGACTATTCAATTAGCGCAACGCGTTAATGAACAATTTGAAGATAGCAATGCAGAGATTGAAAAAACAATAAAAAACTAATAAGAGGTGATAATGACGAGGGCGGAGAGCTTTATTGGATTAGTTATTACATAGATAAAGGCGATTTGCCTTTGAGTTATTACCTCAATTTAAATGCGCTAGAAAAGAAATTTTATATAGATAGTATGATATTTAATCGTGAACTTAGGGCTAAATATGATGAAATGAAATTAAAATCTATATTTGGGGAAGGTAAAAAATAGCCTTCCCTTTTAATCTTTAAAGAAAGGAGGTTATATATGGCTTCAAAAACCATAGGTGTTGTCCTTTCTCTACGCGACCAAATGAGTAACCCACTACTGAAAATAAACAAAAATGTACAAGGGGTTTCTAAAGAAGCAAAGAGAGCTTCACAACAAGTTGCGAATTTTGCTACCAAAGCACAAAAAGGTTTTGAAAAAGCAGGAGACAAAGTTTTAAAATTTGGTTTAGGATTGGCAACTCTCGCAGGAGGGTTGATAGTAAAAACAGGTGTGCAAGGATTGGGCGAATTAGACGAAGGTGCTAGAAAAGTTAAATCAATAGCACAAGATAGCTTGCAATTAGATAACATTCAAAAAGGCCTGCTTAAAACGTCAAATGATACAGGAATTGCCGTAAAAGAATTATCTGATACGCAGTATGATGCTATATCATCTGGTGTGAAAGCAAATGAAAGTATACAAGCAGCGGTTACATCAGCTAAACTGGCTAAAGCTGGATTTTCAGATTCTAATAGCTCTCTTAAAATACTAACTTCTACTATGAATGTCTACGGGTTAACAGGTCAAAAAGCAATGCAAAGCATATCGGATAAACTGTTAGTTACTCAAAATCTAGGTGTGACAACCGTTGGGGAATTGGCGAATTCGATGGGATCATTAACACCTATTGCTAAATCTGCTGGTTCTTCTATAGATGAAATGTTAGCAGGAATGGCAAGCTTAACAAAGAATGGATTGAAAACAGAGGAAGCGGTAACATCTTTAAAATCTGTGTTTTCAAGTGTAATTAAACCAACCGAAGAAGCTTCTAAAACCGCTCAGCAATTAGGAATAGACTTTTCAGCGTCTGCGTTAAAAAGTAAAGGATTTGCCAAATTTCTAGAGGAAATAAAGGTTAAAACTGGTGGGAATACTGAAACTATGGGTAAGTTGTTCGGAAACGTTAACGCACTATCTGGTGCTTTGGTACTTACAGGAAAGGGGTTCGGAGACTTTAATACAAGCCTAGACGCTATGAAAAATAGTGTTGGGCTAACTGACCAGGCTTTTGAAACAATGAATAATAGTTTAATAAGTAAATTTGGGAAAATGAAAAACAGATTAACAAATATGGCTACTGAAATGATGCAGGGAACAGGTGGACAATTAGGAGTTTTAATAGATGACATAACAGGTAAATTAAAACAATGGCAGGAAGATGGGACTATAGAACAGGTTGCTAATAAAGTGGCGACTGGATTTATGAAAATGTATGACATTATTAGTAAAGTTATAAGCTTTCTAGTAGAGCATAAAGATGCAATAGCAAATGTAGCTATTGTATTTGCATCCTTCTATATAGCCATTAAAATTTTCAAGGTACTTAAAGGGGTTATATTCGGAGTACAGATTGCAATAGGATTGCTTAATGGTACTTTAATGCTTACACCTTTGGGATGGGTCATGGTGGCGATAACTGCTGTAATAGCAATAGGATTATTACTATGGAAAAACTGGGATAAAATAAAGCAAGTTGCCCAAACTTTATGGACAGCAATTAAAACAGTATTTACTAATATATGGACAACAATAACAACTGTATTCACTAATATCTGGACCACTATAACAACAGTGGCTAGTAATATATGGACCAGCATAACAACTGTATTCACTAATATATGGACAACAATAACTACTATATTTACAGCTATCTGGACCACTATAACTACAATAGCTACCAATATATGGTCAAGTATAGTTTCTATTTTTACAACTATATGGAATGTTATTGTAACAATATTTACACCTATTAAGTTGTTTATAGAAGCAGTATTTAAAGGCATATTGGCTGTAATAATAATTGTAGGAGCATTTATATGGAACGCAATTGTAACAATGTGGACTAACGTATGGAGCGTTATACAACCTATATTAATGGCTATATGGAATGTTATAACAACAGTATGGACAGCTATATGGAATACAATAACAACAATAGCAATGGCTATTTGGAACACTATAGTAAATGTATGGAATACTATAGCCGGAGTTGTATCAGCTGTAATGTCTGCAATTTGGGGTGTTATATCTAGTATATGGAGCAGTATTTACGGAACTGTAAGTGGAATTATGTCCTCAATTTGGAGTACTATAACAGATATATGGAATAATATTGTATCTACTGTTAGCGATATTGTTGGTAATATCGCTAGTACAATAAGTGACGGTTTTAATGCTTTAATCGGGATATGTTCTGATATATTTAATAATATAAAAAATACTGTAATGGGAATTTTTGAAGGTATATGGGACGGAATAAAAAGCATTATAAATGGCGGGATAGATATGCTAAATAATTTTATTGGTGGAGTAAATAAAGTTATTAGTAAAGCCAATAAAGTTCCAGGAGTTAATATAGGTGCTGTATCCGAAATACCTCATTTCGCAAAAGGCACTCAATATTCACCCGCAGGAATGGCACTAATTAACGAAGAAGGTGGAGAGTTAAGAAAGCTTTCTTCCGGGGAGACAATTATACCAGCCGATAAATCTCGTCAATTAATGAGCGGGAATTCAAGTCCAGAAATCAATATTTATATAACTGGCAATGTAGGAACAGAAGAATTCTTTAATCAAGCAGGGGAACATATAACAAATCAAATTAAATTAGCATTGCAAAATATGTAAAGGTGTAGTTTTATAACTATGCCTTTTTTTATTGGGGGTGTAATATGGCTAATATATATTTTAGTACGTTAGACAGGAAACAATTGTATGAACTTCCTATTTTGCCAGAAGTGATGCCAGAACTACAAAAATCTGCAAAAAATGAAATCTTTGAAACCTTTAATAATGGAGAATATAACTTTTTAGGGAAGACAAGTTTAATAAGTTTTAATTTAGAAAGTTGGTTGCCAGCATATCCAAATAAGTATAGGTGGGCTAAGAGCCAAATTAATCCCTATCTTTTAATTAATATGTGGAATATCGCTATGGATACTGAAAAACCTCTTAGAATTGTTATCAATCGGAATAAGAATGATTTTCTACCACAAGAATTATTAAATTGGATGGTTAGCGTGGAAAATATTAGTTGGCATGAGCTAACAAATGGGGATGTGGCTTATAAGTTAGAGTTAAAACAATATAGAGAGGAACCCAAATAATGTGGTATTTATATGTTTCCTACATAGTGGGAAAAGGATATACAACTAGAGAAATAATAGGGCAATGTAATAATTTAAGTTGGAGCAATGACGTAGATACATTAGCAACTTCATTGTCTTTTGATTCTATATTAGATCTAGCAGAGGGAAGAAGTAAAATAATATTAAGACAAGACAAGATAACAGTTTTCGAGGGCGTCGTAGTAAATAAAAATAACAAAGAAAATATACATAGTTATACTGCAATGGATTACGCATGGTATTTAAATAAAAATAAATATGTAATGCAATTTAGGAACATAAATGCCAAAAGTGCATTACAACAGATATGTGCCAAGGTGGGTATTAAAGTAAATATAAGGACTAGATTAACTACTAGAATAAATAAATTGTATTTCCAAGAAAGTTTAAGCGATATAATAAAAGACATATTAGAACAATGTAAAAGAGAAATAGGGGAACATTACATAATGGAAATGCAAGGCAAGATACTTTATATTAATAGACTTGTAGATTTAAAAATTAATTCAACTTTATTAATAGAAAAAGATTATAGCATTAGTAGAAGCATAGAAGATATGTTCAACAGCGTGATAGCAGTCAATAATGATGGCAGAGTTTTAGTCAATGTAAAAGATAATAAAAATATTAAGATATTCGGAGAGTTAACGGACATTATAAGTGTAGAAGATGAAAATACAAGCCGAGCTAACAATATAGCACGTAACGAATTAAAAGAAAAAAATAAGATAAAAAAAGAACTCTCTTTTAATACGATAGATACCGGGAGAGGAATTTATATAAATTGCAATAGATTAATTAGAGTTAACTTAGGCAAATATGGTGTAAATGGTTGGTATAGAATAAAAAGCACACAACATACTTTAAATAATAATATACATAAAATAGGTATAACAATAGATTTTAGCTAGGAGGTTATATATGGATTATGGAATAGAATTTGCCCAATGGCTAAAAAAAAGAAATAATAAAGATAGAATAGGACCAACAATAGGGAAAGTTGTAAAAGGCGGTTCAGATTACAGAATAAGTATTATGGATAATCAATTATATTTGGACCCAAACAATTCTACTTTATGCAATGCTTTAAAAGATAGAGTAGAAGAAAGAACTATAGAATTAAATAACACTAGCTACAATGCTAAAATAACATATAGTAATATGCTAAAAAATAATGATAAAGTGTTGGTTATTGCAAATGAAAGCGACCAGCACTTTTTTATTATAGATAAAATATAGGAGGTGTGAATATGGCACTACTTCCAGAAGAAGACATAATAATTGAAGAAGTGGGACAAATAGAAGAGGAACAAACTTTGTCTAAGTTAGGCAAGGTTTTTTTATTTGATTTTAAAAAGAATGAATATGTAATTAAAGATGGGAAACTTGTAGAATGCACAGAAAGGCAAGCGTTAGAACAATGGATTTATTGGATATTGTTAACTTATAAAGATAAATACAAGATTTACAAAGGTACAAATTTTTATTGTAATGTAGAGGATTTAGCTGGAAAGAAAAGAAATGCGTTTATTCTTTCAGAGCTACAAAGAGAAATTGAAGAAGCGGTTATAAAGCATAGATATGTAGACCATATAGAAAACTTTGTAACAACACAAGAAAAATCAGTATTGAATGTAAGCTTTGATGTTGTTACAAAAGATAATGAAGTTATAAATATAAACGTTTAGGAGGTGGAAGGGTGAGTGTAACTGTAAAGACAGAGGAACAATTAATTAAAGATATGCTTAACAACATATCGAACACATATGAGAAAAGCGAAGGACACCTTACCTACGATATAACTAAAACTAATGCCATAGAATTAGCTTTACTATATAAATATGCCTTATCTATAGCCAATTTAAGATTGGTAAAGGATTTATATGGGGACGATTTAACAGCTAGAGTATACGACAACAAAGGTATAGTTAAAAAAGTAGCGACAAAAGCAAAAGTAATATTATCTTTAATGGGGACAGGAACTATTAACAAAGGAGATTTATTTGGCACACCTAATAATATAGAGTTTCAAAGCTTAGAAAAAAAAGAAATAACAGAAACGGGCACTATATTAGCAGAGTGTACCCAAACTGGTAATATAGGTATGGTTGGGGCTAATAGTATTACAGAGTTTCCTATAACAATACAAGGGATTACGCAAGTAAATAATCTTAACCCTAGTTACGATGGATTTGAGGAAGAAACGGACCCAGCACTTAAACAAAGATATTACGAATCCTTAAAGAATCCTATTACATCTAATAACCAAGCACACTTTATTTATTGGGCTAAATCTGTAACAGGGGTCGGCAATGCAAAGGTAATACCCTTATGGAATGGAGATTTAACGGTAAAAGTTATAATTATAGATTCCAATATGCAACCAGCTAGTGAGGATTTAGTTAATACAGTGCAAGAGTACATAGACCCTAAAGGTACTTTTGATTCTAATACAAATACATGGAGCCTATGGGGAACTGGTGCAGGAAGTTCGGCTATAGGTAATTATTGTACTGTTGTGAGTGCTACAGCTAAAAATATAGATTTAGAATGTAGTATAACTAAAGCTAATGGGTATTCAGATGAAGAAATAAAAAACAATATTTCTACTAAGATAACAGAATATTTAAAAGAAATTGCTTTTTCTGCAACTATAAATTATGTAAGCCATGCTAAAATAATTTCCTTAATACTTAGTGCAGATGGTGTACTTGATGCCCAAAATGTAAAAGTGAACGGGAGTTTAAATGAAAACGCAATTATAGGCGAGGAAGAAGTCCCTACAATGGGCGCTGTAACCTTAATATAAGAGGTGAAAAGATGAATATAGAACAACAGTTAATAGCAAGTTTACATAAACGTGTTAGACAAGATCCCTATATAAAAGAATTGTGTAAGGCTAGTGGAGTTGAAATGGACACTATAGAAGATGCCATAACAGATATAAAGAAACAATTTAATTTCTCTACAATGACATGGGGTGCTGATTTATTAGCGTCGGAAATGGGAATTAAGCTAGACCCATCTTTAAAGCAGGACGAAAAAAATAGTATCATAGCTGCTAAGTGGAAAAGTGAAGGTAAGGCAGATTTAAACTTGTTACAAGCTATATGTAATAGTTGGAAGAATGGTAAGGTAAAAGTATCTTTTATAGATGGTAAAATAGTCCTTAAATTTATTGGAGAATATGGAATACCTACAGATTTAGACAATCTTAAGAAACAAATAAATTTATCTAAGCCTACGCATTTACCAGTAGAGTATTTATTTGCATATCTATTATTAAAAGATGTAGAAGCTATGACATTAACAAAATTAGAAAACACTAAATTAAGCAATTTTGCATTTTAGGAGGGATATATTGAGCGAAGAAACAAAACATTTGAAGTTGTTTAAATATGACAAAGAAACAGACGACTTTAATACAACAACTTTTAATATTAAAAAATGTTTAAATGATAATTGGGATAAGATAGATTCAAAATATGAAGATACCACTAAAGAATTGACCGAAATAAAAGAAACTGATAAAAAACAACAATCAGATATTGAACTATTGCAGTTCAAAACACAAGTCGCAGGATATACACGAGTAAATAAAAGTGATGGTATTTTTACAGATATAGTTTATTACGACAAAGACAATAAAAGGATAGGTTTATCAAAACTACAGAACCCAAATTCAGAAGGTCAGTATTTATCACAGACTATATATATTTATAAGGATGCGGGTAGTTCAACTGTTTCCGAAGTATATAAATTTAAATTAGAATATGATTCTGATGGTGATTTAATAGCAAGGAAGTTGGTGGTTTAATGTTTAAAGATAATACGTTAATGTTACATGGTTTAATGGGCGGCTCACGAACTGAAATCGAAGCTTCAAATTTTAAAGTTTTAAAAAACACAAGTATAAGCTTTGGAACTACTGGTTACTTTTCAAATTATATTTCTGTAACCAATACACATATGCTACATTTTGATTCAAGCACAGGTTCGTATAACATTTACCGTATGCCACTTGAAACGTCAGAAACGGGTGAAAGATTTATATATAAAAACGATAATTGTGATATTAGAGGTGCTGTTTATTCTGCGGGAGATATGGTGTTTGTCGCTTATAAACCCAAAGGAGGGGATTATTTATATGTAGATGCCCATAAATCAGACGGAACATTTGTCAAAACTTACTTTACTGAAAAAGCAAATAGGTACTGGGTGTTTACTGGTACAGCATATGACCCTCTTAACAAACGTTATTTTTTATCTTTTCATGCTAACGTAGCTTATACGGGTGATGTAGAATTATTAGTAATTACAGATAGCGGGCTGAAAATGTTTGACCACATCGGAACAAATGAAAATATGCCGTTGATTACTGGTGAAACTAAAGTTAAAAACGGAGAGATTTTTGCAAGGACAAAGGACATATCATCAACCGAATGTAACATAATAAGATATGACTATGTCAATAATAGCGTTATAGCTAAAACTAGGATGGATAACGAAGGATTCTTTTATTATAGTACAAAGTTTAATAAAGTGGTAAGTTTGGTAAATGGTACTGTAATGGATAATCAATTTAGATACGAAATGTCTGTAGAGCCTCTGCCTCAATTAAAAGATCTGTATGGCACTAAATATGGATATACACCAATACAGCAGGGAGGGTGCGAAAGTGATGATATAATATTTGTAAACGGAGTAGGTCAAGTATTAGGATATTACCTAACAACTACCAAAACAACTACAGGAGTTAGGACTATATTAGCGTCAACCTATTCTAATATACAAAGTATAATTTCGAGTGATTATCCTAACAGAAGAGGTCAAGTATCACCAAACGGTAAATATTTAGTTGGTTCATTTACAACATGTATTGTGTATAGGAGGTAGTTTAATGATATATTTAGAGAAAAACAAAGATGTAATTAGATTTAATATGTTCCCGTTCCACATGAAGTATGGCATATAGCATTGGAGCTATAGGTAAAGAACTCTTAGCGTAGGCAGTAATAACGAAAAGAACCCTTACGGAGAGATAACACCAGAAGAATACAAAGAAATATGTAGAGAAGATTTTATTACACAATAAAATAAATTTATAAAAGCAGAGTAAGGACTATTAATATGTAGTCTTTTTTATTTTGCTTATTTTTAATAAAAGAAGGAAGGTTAAAGAATGAAATGGGATAGAATATTAAGTACAGTTATAGCAGGAGCAGGGGCTTGCGCAAATTATTTCTTTGGAGGATTAGATATGGCATTAAAGACATTATTATTACTTATGTTGCTAGATTATATAAGTGGATTAATTTGCGCAGGAAGAGATAAAACGTTAAGCTCTAGTGCAGGATTTAAAGGATTGACTAAAAAGATAATAATACTCATAATCGTTGGAGTTGGTGTATCTGTAGACAATGCTACTAGTGCAAATGGAATAGTTAGAAGTATGGTCATATTTTTCTATGCAAGTATGGAAGGTATAAGTATATTAGAAAATGCAACCAGAGCAGGCGTACCAATACCAGAACAATTAAAAGATATGTTAATACAATTAAAAGAAGGTAATAAGAAAGAGATTAAAGAGCAGGATTAATGCCTGTTCTTTTTAATTTTAAGGAGGTTATAAGATGGCTAAAGGAATAGATATTTCTATGCATAATGGTACAGTAAATTTCAGCGCAGTAAAGTCTAGCGGTTGTAATATAGTAATTATAAAAGCTACTGAGGGAGTAGATTATGTAGATCCTTGCTTAAACCAACACTATAATGGAGCAAAAGCACAAGGATTAAACATTGGTTTCTATCACTTCATGAGTGAAAAGACTAGTCCTACACAACAGGCTATAGACTTCTGGAACGCTATAAAAGGTAAACAATTTAATATAATACCTACGTTGGATATAGAAACAAATAACCAAGGTAGAAGTGCTAAAGCTATTAGTGATAGATGTATAGAATTCTTAAATAAGTTTAAATCTATAAGCGAAATAGAGTGTATGATTTACACTGGTGGATATTTCGGAAGAGACAACTTAGATAGTAGAGTGAAAAAATACAAAGGTTGGATTGCTCACTATGGAGTTAATACACCTATGTCAACAGGCTTTGCAGTAGTGGGGCATCAATATACAGAAGATGGTAGAGTTAATGGTATTAGTACCCGTGTAGATATAAATAATTTTACAGAGGGAATATTTATAAGCTCTCAAAATACCATTCAAGAAACTAAGGAAATGAAAATACAAAAGATGCTTGTTACAATAGGTTATCCTATAGGTAACGGTGGTATAGATGGAATTATAGGCAATAGAACCATTACAGCTATAAAAGCATTTCAGAAAGATTGTAACCTTGCTGTAGATGGTATAGTGGGAACTAATACATTAGATAGATTAACTAAAGAATATAATAAAAAATTAGGCATAAAGCCAAATAATAAGGAGGAAAAGAAAGTGGAAAAACCAAAATATGATGAGACTATACCAACAGGAGAAAGTATATTTAAAATTCCAGGAACTACTGGATACATAGAGCAAGCCACAGACGGAAGATTGATAATACATAAGGATAGAGGAAATTATATAGCAATCGGTAAAGGCTTTATAGATTGCTATTGGAATGATAACAAAGGCAATGGCGGTAATAAAAGATTAAGTAATTAATTTTTAAAGGTACTTCTATAATGGAAGTACCTCTTTTTTTATTGGAAAAATTATTATAATTTATATAAATATTTCATAAAAAGGTATTGATTTATTATACTATGCATAGTATAATATAAGTATAGTAATTGATAAGGAGGTGAGTAAGTGATAGAAGATATAGGAAAGCTAATAGCCCTAGTAATTTCAATACTAACAATCCGTCAACTGAGTTTGCAGAACAGCAAGACGGAGTTAGAAATAAAAAAACTAAGGCTAGAAATCAAAAGGTTAAAAGAGGGGGATTAAACCCCTCAACCTTTCCTATATTATATCACAAGTATATGAAAATATTAAATTATTTATTAATAATATCAATCACAATAATATTATTGTTGCTAATAAAACTGACTTATAACAAAAGAAAAAAAGCTAAATTAGAAATTGAAAAGCATGAAATTGAAAATAAAAAGGGTGAGGATAATGGCAAAGAGTAACCAAACGGAAGCCAATAAAAAATGGTATGGCAAAAATAAAGAACACGCCAAATATTTAAATAAGAGATCACACACACGAAGTTTTATAAAAAATTTTGCAACTTTAGAAGATTTGGAAGAATTAAAGGATTTAATAGAACAAAGAGAAAGGAAATTGAAATGCGAAAGGGAATAAGATATTTAATAGTAGGCTTGTTAATTGGAGCTTCCACAAGATTCATCGGCATTGCAAAAGCCATTGAACCTTCAGAGGATAATTGCCCAGAGAATGGAGAGTATATGTATTGTTTAGATAAGACTACACCGCTATGGATATCTATATATGACGTACATCAAGAAGAAAAATTTATCTATTTACGACAACCGAACAATAATAAAATAATTAAATTAGTAGAACTAAAATAAAAACAAAGAGGTAGCTTTTTAAATAAAGCTACCTCTTTTAAATTACTTGTAACAATATGTACAAAATTTGAACTTTATGTAAATACAGTATATAATTATTATGGAATATATTACACCACATAGAAAATTTAAGGGGGTTATGACATGGAGAATAAAAAAAATAAAAAGCCATTCTATAAAAAATGGTGGGTATGGATATTGGCAATTATTATTTTAGCTGGTTTAGGACAAGGAACAGGAGATAAGAAGAAAGCACAAAAAACAGCAACACAACAAGAGCAGAAAAAAGAAAATGCCAAACGGGATGCAGAAAAAAAGGCTAAAGAAGAAAAAGAAAAGAAAGCCAAGGAAGAAGCTGAAAAGAAACCTAAAAAAGAAGATAACGAAGCTACACTAATAACAACTGCACAAGGAGTTGTTAAAAAGAATTTAAAAGCTCCAAGTACAGCAAAATTTCCGTGGAGTTTCAAGGAGTACAATATTCAAGAATCAAAAAGTGAAAATAAAGATATGATTATATATACCGTAACTGGATATGTAGATGCAGAAAATAGTTTTAGTGCGAAAATAAGGAATAATTTTATAGTTAAAATGGAATGTACAAAAGATTTAAGCAAGTATAGAGTGTTAGATGTAAACATAACAGAATAA